ATGATGCACGAACTGGTGAAATTCGTGACGATAGAAATCATATGTCAATGTTAGAAGATTTCTGGCTGCCTCGTAGAGAAGGTGGTAGAGGTACAGAAATCACAACCTTGCCTGGCGGTTCAAACCTTGGTGAGATTGATGATATCAAATACTTCCAACAAAAACTTTATCGTTCATTGAATGTTCCTATTTCAAGACTTGAAGCAGAGAACTCATTTTCTATTGGACGTTCTGATAACATCACAAGAGATGAGTTGAAGTTTACTAAGTTTGTACAGAAGATTCGTAAAAAGTTTTCTACATTGTTCTTAGATATGCTTCGCACACAACTTATTCTGAAAGGTGTGATTGCAGAAGACGAATGGCCAATGATCAAAGAACACTTGCAGTTTGACTTCTTGCAAGACGGACATTTCACTGAACTGAAAAATGCAGAAATTTTACAGAATAGAATTGATATGCTTGGACAGATTGAATCTTATGTTGGTACATATTTCTCTAAAGAGTATGTTAAGAAAAACATCCTTAGATTGACTGATGAAGAAATTGAAGAGATGGAAAATCAAATTAAAGATGAAGAGGGTGGTGAAGTTGCCGGAGATGATGACGGTATGTTCGCTACTAATAATCCAGAATTAGGAGACAAATAATGGAAAACGTAAAAGACTTTGTAAGTTCAATTGCGTCTGGTGATAACCTTGCCGCAGAAACACACTTTAATAATGCTCTTGCAGCAAAGGTGGGTGACGCACTGGAAACAAAAAGAAAAGAAGTTGCGAAAACATTCGTAACACATCACATCCCAGAGGTAGATGATAGTGAGTAAAACTCTCTCAGAGTTCAAACAGAACTTACCAGAGAAAGACGAGCATAAAACATCTAAGGAGTATAAGAAGCTATCTCCTAAGATGAAGGATGCTGTTGATGCTATTTTTAAGGAAATGGAAAGCAAACCCTCAGATTTCCTAAATACTTTTGACAAAACAATAAATAGTGTTTCTAAGAAGTTTAAAGTTCCGCCAAAGGCACTTATGGATTACTTTGAAGCAGAGATTTTATCAATTTAGGAAGAGAACAATGAGAGTTACTGGAAACGAAACTGCCCTTTCAACTAGTGTTACTGGATTTAAAGAAAATGGTGCGGTTTATGTATTTAACACTGGAACTGCTGGAGTAGTTACAGTTCGTAATGCGGCCGATGATGGTGATGTAGGAACAATTCGTGTTGGTGGTAGTGCTAGTATTATCATTACACTTGGTGCTGGAGAGGGGTTGCGTGGTGCAACTACTATTAAAGGCACACCAATCGTAGCTTCGGGGTACTAAAATGAAACTTATTGCAGAACAGATACAAGAAGTAGAATATATCACTGAAGAAAAGGGTGATGGTAAAAAGGACATGAAGATTCGTGGAATCTTTATGCAGGCAGACATGAAAAACCGTAATGGTCGTGTCTACCCAATGAGCATTCTTCAGAAAGAAGTTGCTCGTTATAACAAAGAATTTGTTGCTGAAGGTCGTGCATTCGGGGAGCTGGGACATCCAGAAGGCCCTACTGTCAATCTTGACAGAGTATCGCACATGATTACAAAACTGGAAGCTGATGGAAAGAACTTTATTGGTGAGGCGAAACTGCTCTCAACTCCAATGGGGGAAATTGCGAAAGCACTAATCAAAGATGGTGGTAAACTTGGTGTCTCTTCAAGAGGCATGGGTTCACTAGAAAATCGGAGTGGTGCTAACTATGTGAAAGATGATTTTTATCTTGCCACTGCGGCAGATATTGTTGCAGATCCATCTGCACCTCAAGCCTTTGTTGAAGGTATTATGGAAGGTAAAGAATGGATTTGGAATAACGGTATTCTTAAAGAAGTAGATATTGCCGAAATCAAGGATGAGATAAATGAGAATGTAAGAAGGAAACAAGCTAATGTTTCCGCACTTGCTTTCGCAAAATTCTTGTCAAAAATTTAATCATTATAAATATGTTGAGAAAACAAACTCAAGGAGAAACCCTATGTCAGAACTAGACAAGACCATTGAGGAATTAGAAGCAGAAGTCCACGCAGAGCTTGAAGAAGCAAAAGCACCTGGCGCCCCTGCTGGTAAGGCCGATACAATGGAAAAACAAGAGGGTGAAGTTGAAGATTTGGCAAAGACTGTGGATACCCCAGAGTCGGGTGAAAGTATTGGTAAGAAGGCTGCTGCAAAAATTTCAAAAGCCGCTGATCCAAAACCTGCCGCCACCAAAGAAGAAGCTGAACTCGCCGATGACGATGCAGAAGAAATCGTTGAAGGTAAAATGACTAAAATGGAAATGCTGAAAGCAATGTATTCCGAAATGGAAAACATGAAAGCAGCAGACCTTAAAGCATCTTACGACAAGATGATGAGCAAGGAAGAAGAAGAGAAAGAAGAGTCTGTTGACGAATCTACTCTTGAAGATCGCCTTTCATCTGTTGACGTATCAGAAGATGTTTCTGCACTTACAGAAGGTGAAGAACTTTCTGAAGAATTCAAAGAAAAGGCATCTGTCATCTTTGAAGCTGCTGTCAAATCTAAACTTCGTTCAGAAGTTGAAAGAATTGAAGAAGCAAAAGTACAAGAAATTGCAGAAGAAATTAACAGAGTGCGTGATGAGTTGACTGAAAAAGTTGATGCTTACATGAACTATGTTGTAGAAGAATGGATGAAGGAAAATGAAATTGCAATCGAAAGAGGCCTTAAAGGCGAGATTGCAGAAGACTTTATTTCTGGATTGAAGAACCTTTTCACAGAACATTACATTGATGTTCCAGATGAAAAGTATGATATTCTAGGAACTCAAGCTGAAAAGATTGATGAACTAGAAGCAAAACTTAACGAACAAATCGAGAAGTCTGCTGCACTGAAAAGTGAAAAAGATGTATTGGTTCGTGAGTCTGTTTTTGCAGAGGTTGCTTCGGACTTGGCTGACACAGAAGTCGAAAAGTTTAAGTCTCTTGCAGAAGATGTTGATTTTACTGATGCAGAATCATTCAAAGGTAAACTTGACACGCTTAAGGAATCTTATTTCCCGAAAGCAACAACTGTCGCTGAATCTGTGGACACCGCCCAAGAAGATGGTGAGTCCTTCGATACAACTGGTGCTATGAGCGCTTATATGAGTGCAATTAGTAAAAATGTAAAGCGAGCGAAATAACGGTGTAATTATCGTTTTTTATAAATATTATTAGAAAAACTCAATAAGGAGAAACAAAATGTTCAAAACAGAACATCTACAGGAAAAGTGGCAGCCAGTCCTAGAGCACAACGATCTTCCTGAGATCAAAGACTCTTATCGTAAGGCTGTAACCACAATCATCCTAGAAAACCAAGAAAAAGCACTTCGTGAAGATAGAGGATTCCTCGGCGAAGCTGCACCAACTAACGCAACCGGCGGTAACGTAGATAATTGGGATCCAATTTTGATTTCACTTGTCAGACGTGCTATGCCAAACTTGATTGCATACGATGTTGCTGGTGTACAACCAATGACAGGGCCAACTGGTCTTATCTTCGCAATGCGTTCACGCTATGCATCACAGACAGGAACAGAGGCATTCTATAACGAAGCAGACTCTGACTTCTCTGGTGCTGGTACACAAGCAGGTACTAACCCAGCGATTCTTAACGATTCGCCAGCTGGTACTTATACTGGTGGTACTGGTATGACAACTGCCGCTGCAGAAGCACTTGGTGATTCTGCATCTAACTCTTTCGCTGAGATGTCATTCTCAATCGAAAAGAACTCAGTAGAAGCAAAGTCACGTGCTCTTAAGGCAGAGTACACAATGGAACTTGCACAAGATCTTAAAGCAATCCACGGTTTGGATGCTGAAACAGAACTTGCAAACATCCTTTCTGCTGAAATCCTTAACGAAATCAACCGTGAAGTTATCCGTACAATCTATGTATCTGCTAAGCCAGGTGCTCAGATTGATACTGCAACTGCCGGTACTTTCGATATGGACGTTGACTCAAACGGCCGTTGGTCAGTTGAGAAGTTCAAAGGACTTATGTTCCAACTCGAGCGTGATGCAAACGCAATCGCACAACAGACTCGTAGAGGTAAAGGTAACGTAATTATCTGTTCTTCTGATGTTGCTTCTGCACTTCAGATGGCCGGTGTACTTGATTACACTCCTGCCCTTAACAACAACTTGAGTGTTGATGATGCCGGTAACACATTTGCTGGTGTTCTTAATGGACGCTTCAAAGTGTACATCGACCCATACTCAGCAAATCAGGCTGCTTCACAGTATTACACAGTTGGTTATAAAGGTACATCACCTTATGACGCAGGCTTGTTCTACTGCCCATACGTTCCACTACAAATGGTTCGTGCAGTTGGTGAGAACACATTCCAGCCTAAGATTGGTTTCAAGACACGTTATGGTCTTACTGCCAACCCATTTGCTGGTGGTTCTACTGTTCGTAACGGTGCTATCACTGCAAACGACAACGTATATTACAGAAGAGTTAAAGTTACTAACATCATGTAATCTACGGATTAGTAAAAATAATACTTTTAAAGTATATGAAAAGAGGCGCTTCGGTGCCTCTTTTTTTCTTTATAAATACTATAAAGGAAGATAACTATGGTAGCATTTAATCCACTAACAAGACAACCAACTAATATTGACTTTGCTAGTGCTAGTCAGTTTAGGTTCAATCTGTTAAAAGTACCTAATGTAGAGTATTTTACTACAGCTGTAAATATACCAGCGATCTCATTTACTGGTGATGCTGAGTTGAATAGTAGATATAAGTCTGTTTCTTTTATGGGAGACACTATGGAATTTTCTGACTTAGAGATTACATTTTTAGTAAATGAAAACTTAGAAAATTATCGTGAAATCCATAATTGGATGACTGGCATTGGTTTTCCACAGAATAATTTTCAGTTTACAACAGCTGTTGCAGAAGATGGTGGAACAAAACCAAACAGTAAACAATTAACAAATCCATCTACACTAACTAGTGATGCAACCATTACTATACTAACAAATAAAAATAATCCAAGCATTAGAGTAAGTTTTAAAAACTGCTATCCAACATCTCTGTCTGGATTGCAATACACCACTCAACTTACAGATACAGAACAACTTTCTGCAACTGTAACATTTAAGTACGACTTATATACTTTTGAGGTTTTATAAATATACCGAGCAGAGAAGGTGAACTTGAACAATCATTGTTTGAGTCTCCTCTGTGAGAAAATTTAGAACTGCAAGTTCCAACCAATCTGCTCACCTTTTATTATTAGGATGCGAAATATAATGACACTAGATGAATTACAGGCTATAGCCGAAAAAGACTTGAAGATAGATGACTTAGAATTAGCATCTGAATCTACAAGAAATGCAGCACTGCATCAAAAATATTTAACTTTCCTAAATCATTTTAAAGGTCTTCTTATCACAAAGAGAAAAGACCTCAAACGTCTTAAACTTGAAAAGTGGGAATATTTCACAGGGAAATCTGATCCACAGGTTTATCGTGATAATCCATTCGACCACAAAATCCTCAAAGCAGATTTGCATATCTATCTAGATGCAGATGAAGACTTAGCAAAAGCACAGGCCTTAGTGGAATACTATGAGATGTGTGTGGATACTTGTGAGCGCTGTTTAAAGAATATCTCTGATAGACGATGGGATATTAAAAACGCAATTGCTTGGCGCAAGTTTGAGTTTGGTGAGGTATAATTGACTATAGTATCAAAGAGGAATGAGGTTTACTTGCAAGTAGACACAGAACCTTCTACTGCTCGAGCATTATCAGATTTTTTTACATTTGAAGTGCCAGGCGCTAGATTTATGCCTGCGTATCGCAATCGTATTTGGGATGGAAAGATTCGATTATATTCTCCAGCGAATGGAGAATTATATATGGGGTTATTGCCCTACCTAGAAAAATGGTTACAAGATTATGACGAACCATATAAAATAAGTGAGGAATTACAAGATGATAAAACAATCGACAAACGAATACTGGATGGATTCATTAGACAACTTGGAATTAGATCTCGTGGAAAATCCATTAAACCTCGTGATTACCAAATTGATGCTGTTGAGTATGCTATCAGAAAACACCGTAGCCTTCTTCTTAGTCCCACTGCATCTGGCAAATCTCTTATCATCTACATCCTCGTAAGGTATTACACCTTACTTCTCAAAGAACAACAGAATAGTAAAATACTCATTCTTGTTCCCACAACATCTTTGGTTGAACAGATGACTTCAGATTTCATTGACTATGGATGGCAAGAAGCTCATATTCAAAAAGTCTATAGTGGGTATGATAGAAACGTAACAAAGGATGTTGTTATATCTACTTGGCAATCTCTTTATAAGATGCCAACTAGTTACTTCCAACAGTTTGGTATGGTTGTTGGGGATGAGGCACATCTATTTAAAGCAAAATCTCTCACATCAATATTAAC